CGGGCGGCCGCCCCGGACCTGCTTCAAGTTCTTACTCCCCGGCGCCCCCCTTTCCCCCCAGCTCGTCCAGCGCCCGGCCGATCTCCCGCCACTCCTTGATGGTCGGGGAGGCATTGCCGGTCAGGATGTCCCGGAGCAGGTCGTCCGTGATGCCAAACGTACATTTATCAGAGATCCGGCGCAGACAGCCCAGCCCATTGGCCCCCCGGAACAGCTGGAGCCGTTCAAAGATCCGCCGCTTCTCCGCAGCGTTTCTCCCTGTGCATTGCGGACTGGACGGTTCCGGCTCCTCCGGCACCGGCGGCTCCTCCCCCAGCACCACCGGAGGAATCCACCCAAGCTGCTCCACACAGTAGGTCACATCCTTGCCCAGCACCAGGATTCCTTGGGCAATGGACTCCAGCACATACCGCCGGTAATTCTGGAGCGAGCGCACCTCATTCTGGATAGGCAGCCGGATCACCAGGACGGAGCCCGGCTCTCTCACTCGATCCGGCAAAACCGCTTCATGATCCATTCTGTTCCCAGCTCCCTTCCCTCTTTTGTCCGCGTTTCCCCGTGGCCCAGCAGATCCTCCATTGCCAGGTCTGCCTGACCATTCCGACCTCCGGCTGGATCATTGATCTGATCTACCAGCTCCTCCATGTCCTTCAGCTTGGCCAGGGCCCCATACACCCTCGGCGGCAGTGCCGCCAGCTGCGTCCACGGCACCCCCCGGAGCCCCCAGCTCCCGTCCTTAGTCTTATATGTCAGTCGCGCCATTTTGATCTCCTCCGTTTCCAATGTATTTAACCATGCCCACCTCTCCCTCCGGCGGGCAGTTGACCCGCATGGTGTTTTTTAGTTTCTGCCGCTTCAGTTGAAACCGCTTCTTGCAGTACATACAGGTTTCCTTGCGGTTTCCATCCCAAATTACAGGGACCTTTCCGCCGCAGTAAGGACATACCTGATAGCCAATCACAGGTTTATTTGCCATCAGCTTCTCCCTCCGTAGTGCGGCCTCGGCCTCTTTCTTCGCAGCCCGACAATTTGCTTTGATAATGCCACGAACAATGTCCCCTCGAATAGTCCAGGTATAATCATCTAACGGCAGCACCACGCACCTCCCCTCCCGGTCCGCCTGGGCCAGTTCGCGGAGGCGGTCAGGCGTAACGCCCAGAAGCTGGCCTGTCAGTTTTAGCAGTGCGTCCTCGGTGAATGTTCTCTTGAAGTCTTCCGGCTCTAGCCCCGTGTCCTCGTAGGCGGCGAGGCGGTCAACGATTTTGTCTAAGATGCCGCAGTCTCCACAATTAAACGTTTCGCAATTCCCACTACAGATGAGATAATAGCCGTTCCCATCGTAGTGCTTTTCCGTGTATCGTTCCATGTCAGTCCTCCTCGTGCCAATTTTGTAATGCATGTTTTAGGGTCTCATTCTCCCGCTTCATCTGATCCAACTTGGCCTGCGTAGCATGGCAAACCGCCTTTTCTTTCTGATACATTTCCCGCAGCTTCTCGTTTTCGGCCTTGAACCCGCTGGCCGCATTTCTAAGTGCCTGATTTTCAATCTGGAGCGTGGAGAGGGCGGTGGCGGCGGCGTGGCACATCTTAATGCCTTCTGGTCCTCCTGCGGCGCTCTTTAACTGCTCAATCAGCTTCTCAATGTCCATCAGGTGTCCTCCTCTCCCTCCGGCTAAAAATGTAGCTTTACTCCTTGCGGCAACTCTGGCATATCCCTCCAAAATAGAACCTCGAATCCGGAAAATGGCATAAATTCCGGTTCATAAACTCCGAATGGGCGTTTCCAAGCCGCGCTTGAAATTTTCCCATACATTCCCATTATCAGGCACATGGCCCCTTCTTTTGGGGGTTCATTTTTGACATCATGCCAACCGTCCTCCGGTATCGGCATCCACCATTTCACATCCTCGTTCGGCTTATATGCGTCCGGGGAAAACAATACCGGGCAGATTTTTTGTTTCCCAGTATGAAGGTAGGTTCTAAGCGCCGCGTCCGTCACAGTTCCAAATCTTGTGATAATCAAAACTTTTTCCCCTTCATCTGGCAGGAATTCTTTTGTTGATACCCACCACGGCTTATTTTGCTCCATCGCCCTCTCCCTCCGGCGGGCGGCGGTAAAATTTTGCCCCTAAAGTTTCTACGGCGGATTCATAACTTGACCATCCGCAACCATAAATCAGCGATACAGCACCCCATCTTTGCGTCCCAACTAATGCCCAATGACCGCATTGATTCCCAGTGTCTGAGGGGAAAGTCATGTAAACTGGCTCCCCATCCATCTTCCGCAGTTCCTCCAGCGTCAGCGGCTCGTTGCTGGGCTGGAGGGCGGCGAGGGCCAGCGTAAATGCGTCCCTGATTACCGATTTCCTGGCTGTCTCCAGGATCTCAACCGCGTCTTCCCGCGTCATCAGTCAATTCCCCCTTCCACCACATCGACACCATCTTGTCCCGGGTGAGCTTGTCCACCACCCGGCCCAGGTTCCGGCTGCCGTCCATGGCGGCCAGCCGCTCCAGGTTATGCAGCGTCTGCGCCGTCACCAGCACAGACAGCCTCCGCAGGTTCGTCTTCCGGCTCATATTGACTCCTCCTCAAAATGGCAGTTCGCCCTCATCCTCCAGCTCCGAGAACGACTCTCCGGGCTCTGGCGGCAGGCTCTCCTCCGGTGCGTTACCCTCGCTGGGGGCGGCGGCTTTGGCGCCGGCAAAATAGATATTGTCCGCCACCACCTCCGCTGCCCGCCGGCGGGTCCCATCCCGGCCGGTGTAGTCCCGGATCTGGAGCCGCCCCTCTACCACAGCCTGCTGGCCTTTATGGAAATACTGCTGCACAAATTTGGCCTTGGCGTCCCAGGCCACCACGTCGATCCAGTCCGTGGCCCGCTCTCCGCTGGCCTTATCCTTGAAATCCCGATCCACCGCCAGGGAGAAGGAGGCCACCGGCTTGCCGCTCTGGGTGTACCGCACCTCCGGCTCATGCCCCAGCCGTCCCATGATCACGATCCTATTGAGCATCAGGGTCCTCCTTCATCCAATCCTCCCGGGCCTGCTCAAACCAGCTGCTCATTCCGCACACCGCCCAATGGCTTCCGCCAGGGCCCGCAGGGCCTTGGCCATCCCCTGGGCTGCGGCCTGGTCCTCCCGGCCCCGGGCCTTCAGGAGCATCCCCCGCATCTTGTTGGCCAGATCCTTGCCCTGGTCAAAGAGGACTTCAAACTGGGCCACGTCCTTGTCCGCCCCCAGGGCGGCCTTTTTCTCCGCTCTGGCCTGCTCCTCCAGCTGGAGCCGGACCTGTTCCAGGGCCTCCTCTGCGTTTTTCTGCCTGGCCTCCGCCCGCTCCTTTTCGTACCGTGCCTTATCCAGCTTGGCCTGCATTATGGACACCGCCACCTGAGCTTCCTCTCGGGCCTTGTCGATGGTCGCCTGGTCCACCACGGTCTCTACAGCCACCTCCACCGGCTGCTCCTTCAGCTCGGCCAGCTGTGCCTCCAGCCTGGCCACAGCCTGTGCAGCCTGCTCCCGGTCCTCCTGCGCCCCAGACAAGCGGACATTGAGCAGCTTCATGTCCTCCTCCATCTTGGCCCGGGCCTGCTCCGCCGCAGCCGCGTCCGCCTTGGCCGCCTCGGCGGCCTGCCGGGCCTCGTCCCGGTCCCGGATGGCCTGCTCCAGCTGGCGGGTGGTCATGTCGATGACATTGTGGTCGGCTACAAATCGCTCCCGCTCATCCGGCGGCAGGGCCAGGAGCTTCAGTGCCTTTGTGGCCCCCAAATCCGCAATCGCTTGCGGATTTGAGAACGCCCGTGCCAGGCGCATGAAATTCTGAGCAGTCTTTTCAGAGTATCCCACCTTTTCGGCCAGCCAGGGCAGCCACTCTCCGTGTGGTAACATGTCCTTGGCCTCGATGAGGCACCGCCCGATGGTCAGGACAGCCTCCCCACCCCGACGCTGGGCCTCCAGAATGTCCCCGGTGATGGTCTCAATGGTCCGCCCGTCTGCCGGCGGCGCCATCGTCTGGGCGATGATCCGCCCTAGATCCGGTTTACTCATGGTCCAGCCCCTCCTTTGCCAGCAGCTCAGCCGCCCACGCCCGGTAGTCCCTGGCGGCGGAGCACCAGGGGCTCCACTGCTGGACAGCCATCCGGGCCCAGGAGCTCTCCGGCACCTTGTCCGTCCTGCGGATGACGGTGTCATATACCGGCACCCGCCCGTCCTCCCGGAGATAGGCCGCCGCATCCTCCAC